TGCCTTGTTCTCCTTATATCTGGTGATATGTGGTTGGCGAGGTCAACGTAGCGCGTGCAACCTTGGAGAACGTTGGATTTTCAGCCTTGAGCGGCAATCTTCGCTTTCGGCACATGCGATTGGCGGATCCGGCGCATTTTCTCCATACTTTCGGCACATGCGATTGATGAACTCGGCTGATATACCCGGTTTTTGTCGGATTTTGTCCAGATTTTGTCCGGAAATTGGTTTTGGTGAGATTTGACGGAAAACAAAAAAGCTAGGAATTGTTGCAATTCCTAGCTTTCATCAGTAGCGGGGCATGGATTTGAACCTTGGACCTCTGGGGATACCAGAGGTCCAAGGTTCAAATCCATGGGGCTTCTGAGCTTATCCAAGCTCAGTTTAGCCGCGTGAAGATCAGGATGCTCATGATGGATCATGAGAAACAAGATCAGCGCACCGGTCCCATGGCGCAAAAATATCGAAGGGTGGACTGACACCCTTAGGGCGGCCGGCCTATCATCGCAGACAATCAAAAGCCGTCGATACAAGATGGTGCATCTCGCGGCGCTGCTCATGCCATCAGGTCCCGAAGACGTGACCACGGAGCAGATTGTGCAGGCGTTCGCACGGCAGCAATGGAAACCGGAGACGCGCAAGGCGTACCGGAACACCATATCGTCGTTTTTCCGATGGCTGCATAAAAGCGGCAGACGGTCGGATGATCCGAGTCTGGACGTGCCAAGGGTGAAGAAGCCGCACGCGCATCCCAGACCATGCCCGGACCGTTATATCGCTGTGGCGATGGAGATGGCCACGTCGTCGGAAAGACTCATGATCCGGCTGGGTGCGGAGTGCGGACTGCGGCGTGGCGAGATCGCACGGGTCCACAGCGATGACGTGGTGGCCGATAGCGCCGGCCGGTCATTGATCGTGCGCGGCAAAGGCGACAAGCAGCGCATAGTGCCGTTGCCGGATGATTTGGCCGGCATCATCATGGACGCGCGTGGCTACCTGTTCCCTGGCCGGTTCGGCGGCCACGTGGAGGAGTCCTATATCGGTGACCATATCAGCCGCCTGTTGCCTGACGGGTACGCCGCGCACACGTTGCGCCACCGGTTCGCTACCACGGCCTACGCCGCCACACACGACCTGTTTGTTGTCGCGGAACTTCTAGGCCATGAGTCTGTGGAGACCACGGAGCATTACGTGGCCATGCCCGACGGCCGTCTACGAGAGGCAACGGCGGCCGTCAGACTTGACGTTTAGGCCGCGTGGCGTGCCGAGAGCCGTGCTTTCTTGGTGCGAGCCGCCTTCGTCACGTCGTTGTCCTTCCAGTAGCACCAGATGGCGCTGCCGGCTGTCCATGCGAGGCTTACGAGCTGCGTGATGGTCGTGTCATCGATGTTGAGCACCGGATGGCCGAACATGGTCAGTGCCTGGTTGACAAGCGCAAGGAGCAGCACGAGGAATCTGGATATTGTGCCGCCGTCGATTCTCGGCGTCGATGCCTCGGCGTCGTCATCGGTGGCGGCCTGTATCTGCGCGGAGACCGGCATCACGGTTACTTCCGTTGTGCTGGTCGCTGGTAGTCGGTTTTCCGTCGTGTCGGTCATTTCGTGGTTCCTTCCAGCTTGCTGATTTTTTCGGACAATTCGTTGATCTGCTGCTGCTGCGTCTCGATGGTTTTGGTGAGTTTGTCGATGCGGTTCGGAATCTCGAAGCAGATTGTGTTGTAGATGTTGCCGCCCGGTGCCGATCCCTTGTAGCTGTATTGCATGATGCTGTCTCTGATGCGGATTGGCAGTTCGTAGTTGAGCAGGTTGTACATGTTGCCGCCCGGTGTGGCGTTCTTTCCGTTGGGCTTGTAGGCCCAGTTCCATACTTCGTCTCCTGCGTTGAACATGGTTCCTCCTTCGAGTATCTGATTTGCTTTGTCGATGATCTGCTTGTATGGCAGGCCGTTGGGCGCGAGGTCGGGGCATGAGAGGTGGTCTGTGCCTGGGATCTCCCGGTGTAGCCATACGTTGCCTTTCAGCCCGTCGTGCCACAGTTTCGTCCACCCGTACCTGCGCGCGATGTCGGCGCAGAGGCGCGCGCTTGCGTCGATGCACTCCTGGGTGCAGACCGCACCGTTGGCCATTCCTCCCTCATGCTCGATGCTGATGGTCGAATTGTTCGATGCCCAGTTCGCGTCGGAATAGCTGCCGTCGAGTTCCGACACGTATTGGTGGATCTCTCCGGTCGCGCCGATGCCGTAGTGTGCCGAGGCACGGCTTGACTGGCTGGCGAACGTGGCATCTGTGCCGGCGAGGTATCCGACCATGATGTGCAAAGTGATGTGGGTGACGCCGTAGCCGTTGCGGCCCACGTAGTGGTTCGGGCTTCCTTTCCAGATGATGTCGCTCATGTTGGCTCCGTTCTAGTCGAAAAGGTCTTCAGGTGGTTCCGGCGGTGGTGGTGGGGCGCGACGGTAGATGTGGTCGATGAGTTGCCGGTTATATTGCCAGAGGCGTTGGTTGTCGGCCTGCATCTTCTGTGCGAGCCTGTAGGCTTCCATCTTGTTCTTCGCGGCGGCCGAGAGGGTGGAGACCAGTGCGCCGACTACCGCGCCGATAGCGCCGACGATGGCGATGACGAGATCCGTCATGCGGCCGGCCACATCATGATTGCATAACGACTGTCGGAGATTTGCCCGCCGCCGCGACGGCTATAGACGATGGCCCCGGTTGGTTTGACGCTGAATACACCGATCGAGGTGTTGTTGGAGCATATCGGTGCGAAATCCAGCTCGAGCGGCGGTCGTGCTTCCTCGGGGAGCGTGCCGGGCATTTGGCTTTCGCTCCATCCTTTGGCGCCACTGTCTGAGAGATTAACCGTGACGTAAACGAATCCATGTTTTATCGCGTATTCGCATTTCCAGCCTGATTTGTTGACGAGCGTTGTTTTGGCTTTGTCATCGGCGGTGTACCAGTGTGCGTGATGCCAGCTGGTCCCGTCCCAGATGTACGGGCCGGTGTTGTCGCCGTCCGAGGTGACGAAGCCGGTCTGGCCGACCGTGGCCGTCTGTGCCTTCAGCGATTCGAGCGTGGTGGCGATCACAGGTGTCGCACCGGCTGGGGTGGAGCGTCTATCGACGGTATCCAGCGCGGTCTCGAAGGTGTCGGCCATGGCCTTGAACGAGTCCGGCGCGGATGACACAAGGTCGGAGCCTTCGGGATACGAGAGGCCGTAGATTGGTGTTGTTGCTGTCATTGTGTTCCTTCCTTTTCGGCGGTGGGCGAAGAAGTGTCGATGATCTGGATCATCGAGAGGTCGCAGATGTGCAGGTCGAGCTGCTGCCAGCTGAGGGTGGGCAGGTCGGTCCATGTGATCTGTTTCGTCAGCAGCGGCCGGAGCGCGGCCAGCGTCGCTTCCTGGGTGAGCGTCGGCTTGCCGTTGCGCCACCGGTATGAGAGCGTCCCGCCGATGGTCGTGATGGGGCCGGTGAAGGCCGGTCGGCCATCTGAGCCGGTCAGTGCCGACGCCTTGGCCTTGACGATGATGAACGGGCCGGATGGGCTTGCCTTGTACAGCCATGGAAGTCGTGCCGGGTCGAGTCGCGTGCTGTTGAACGTCACGTTCTCCGGTACCATGCGCAGGTCGTTCGATTCGAGCCATTGCGCGATGTTGGCGCGGTCCGTGTCACTGACGTTCGAGGTGCCGCCGCTGTTCCATACGCCGCCCGAGTCGTCCACGGCAAGCATGTCGGAATCGATGGTGAGGCTCTTCTGCATGGCGGTCAATTGTGGTGGAAGACGGCTCTGGTCTCCCATCGTGATCTCCACGTCGTCGAAAGAGAGCTTGCCGTTGTCCGATTTGACGCGTTTCGCGTTGATGACGACCTGTGTCAAAGGTTCGGTGATGCTCAGATCCGTCGATGCCTCGATGTCGGCCGCCGAGAGCGCGTATCGTGTCTCTCCGTCGGTGAGGACGTTGAGTCGGCCATCGGTTGACAGATGCACGGCGATCGGGTCGGCGAGGAACAGCGGCCTGATGGTGGATGCCGCGCCGTCGTAGACTTCGTGCCATTGAGGGAGTCGTGGCCCGACGGTGAGCCGGTGCAGCAGGTCGAGCTGCGATGGGTGGTCGGATGACGTGTATGGTGCGACGCTTGACGGCAGGGCGAGCCCGTCCAGTTGGGCTTCCGGCGCTCCCTGCGCCGAGGCCCTGCGGTTCATCTCCTGAAGGCGTGCGGATGGTGTGCCTATCCAGTGCGCGCCGTCCCATTTCGCGGCCGTGTCTGTCGGTCCTTGGGATTGCAGGCGCTTCCATACGGCCATCCTCGATGTGGCGGAGAGTTTGAGCAGCCACCCGCCGTCGCTGGCCGGTTCGATGCTGCCGCCGGTGGAGACGGTGCCGGCGAACATCGTAGAGGCGGGCAAGTCGGTGGATTCCGGCGAGCCGGGGGAGTAAGCGCGGTGCAGCGAGCTGATCGGGATACGCAGATCTTCCCAGCCGCCCATCGACGGCTGAAGATCTTGCCATCTGGGTTGATCGGAGAACTGCACGATCACCTTCATGCCGGCCAATGTCAATGCCTGGCCTGCGAGCCGTCCGGTCTTGTCGCGCAGGGTGAAGTTCATCACGGCAGGTTCGGGTTGTTCGTCGATGCTGTCGCTTCCCCACCGGATAGTGAAAGAGTCGAGGGCTGCGATGTCCTTGGCGGAGTCGTTCACCGGTGTCCAGCCGTTGCCGGTGTCGATGAACATGAAGCACTGCTGCATCTCATGACCTCCTTGCGTCGTAGTCGGCCAGGAGTCGTTTGATGGCCTTGGCGGTGCCGTCCTTGTCGATGACCTCGCCGTTGATCTCCACGTTCCAGGTGTTGACCACGGCTGGCGTGGCCGTGTTGCCCTGGGCGGAGAGGTTGAGGGGCATGGCCGCGAGTCTGCGGTTGGCGCGGCTGATAGCGGTTTCGACGTGGCTGTCGAACCCGGTGTTGAGGCCCTGGGCGAAGCCGGTCATGATGGCCTGGCCGGCGGGGATGAGCAGGCGACGGTCGTAGCTGATAGGGCCTTTGTGGGCCTTGATCCAGTCGCCGATGCCGCTGATCCAGCCGGTCACGTTGCTCCACATCGATTTGAGGCCGTTGAGGAATCCGCTGATGATGCTTGCGCCGGCGTTGTAGAGCAGTGTGCCGGCTCCGGAGAAGAAGCCGCCGATTGTGCCCGGGATGCCACGGAACCATGAGACGACGCCGTTCCAAGTGTTTTTCGCGCTGTTCGCGGCGTTGTTGAAGGCGCCGCCGATGGAGCTGCCGAGGCCGCTGAACCATCCGAGGATGCCCGAGACGCATCCGGCGATGAAATTGGTGAAGCTCGACCAGATGGCCTTGCCGGTGTTGGTGCAGGTGAAGAAGTAGGTGAGTCCGGCCACGAGTGCGGCGATGAGCGTGATGACCAGCATGATCGGGTTCGCGTTCATGACCGCGTTGAGCAGTGCCTGAGCGACGGCGGCCAGCTGCATGGCGGTGGTGACGGCGGTGACGGCCGCCACGGCGCCGCCGACGGCGGCCACGAGTGGTGTCACGAGATCCGTGTTTCGACTGATCCAGTTGCCGGCGGTCTTCAGCCAGCCGCCGACCGTCTGCGCGGCCGTGGCGACGGTGTTGAGCACGTTGCCGAACGAGGTTCCGGCCGGCTGTCCTCCGGTCATCGCGTTCACGACGGCCATGATGCCGTTCCACAATGATTGCAGTCCGCCGCCGACCGACTGCGCGGCCGTCTGCAAGGCGGTGAACGCTCCGGTGTCCTTGACCTGTGTGAAGAACGTCTGCAATCCCTGCGTGCCGTTCTGCGCGAGGTTTGTGACTGCCGTTGCGGCCGCGTTGATGCCGCCGGTGACGGCCGGTTTGAAGAGGTTGAAGGCGTCGGTCAGGCCGCCGGTGACGGCTGCTTCGAGGTTTCCCATGGCTCCCTCGATGGTGCTGGTCGATGTCGCGGCCTGTTTCGCCACGTCGGTCATGCCGAGGTCCAGCAGCGCCTGGTTGAACTCGTCGGCCGTGATCTCGCCCTTGGCCATGGCGTCGCGGAAGTTGCCCGCGTACGCGCCGTTCTTCAGCAGCGCCTCCTGGAGTTTGCCGGACGCGCCAGGGATGGCGTCGGCAAGCTGGTTCCAGTTCTCGGTGGTCAATTTTCCCGCGCCGGCGGTCTGGGTGAGGACCATGGCCACGCTTTTGAAACTGTCGGCGTTGCCTCCGGCCACCGCGTTGAGGTTGCCGGCCGCCTCGGTCAGTTCCATGTAGTTGCCGATGCCGTTTGCCGCCAGCTGCGCGGTGGTGTTCTGGATGTCATCGAGGCCGTACACGGTGGCGTCGGCGTATTTGCGGGTTTCCTTCGTGGCTGCCTGCACGGCTTTGGTGTCGATGCCGGCGAAGCTCATGGTGTTCATGAACTTGTCGGTGCTGTCCGACATGTTCACCACGTCGCCGGCGAAGCCCTTGACCGTGTCCCACAGCGCGGTCACGCCCTTGACGGCCAATCCGCCGATGGCGCTGCCGAAAGCGGCCGCCTTCGTGGTGGTCTTCTCGAACGCCTTGACGGCATCATCGGCGTTGCCGGTGATGCGCACGCTCATGATCGCGCTGTGTGCCATTGTCAGTCCTTTTGTGTGTCTTCGGTTTCCTTGAGAAGCGCGGCGATGCCGGTGCCCCAATCGGCTTCATCGGCCTCGTTGCGCCATTGCCATGGCGTGCCGCCGAAGCGGCTGGCCAGAAGGAAAGAGAGCCATCCGAGCGAGCCTTGCGGCCACTCGGCTAATCCGTAGGGTTTTCAGTCGCGGCATCCTTGTTTTCGGTGGACTTGGCGATGTCGAAGGACGCCACGGTGTCGAGCCAATGGTCGAAGTCCGGGAGGTTGCGGCCGGCCATGCGGAGAGCGGCGTAAGTGGCGTATGCGCCGGTCCTAACCGGCGATTCGGTGATGGTGCCCCATCCGGCCTCGATGGCGTGCGCTTCGGCCTTGCAGGTGGCGCGCATCGTGATTGGGACGATTTCATGCTTGCCGTCGGTGTAGGTGATCTGTGTGCTTGCCATGTTATTTTCCTTTCACTTGTTTCAATGTCTTGTCGATGAAGTCCTTGTAGACCTTTTGCCATTGGCTCTCGGTTGAGGCGACGCCGTTGTTGACGAAGAGCCGGGGCTTGATGCGGCGGGCGGGCCAGCCGTAGTTGATGGGGCCGGCGTAGGGCACGGCCTTGCGGCCGGCGCGGATGACGCCGGCGCGTTTCGTCGCTCCGACACGCAGGCTGCCGGCCAACCTGCCGGTCTTGCCGCGCGGCGCGAGGTTGCGGACCGCTGGCAGCGCTATCTCTGCCGCCTCGCGGTTCACTTCCTTCAGGTCGTCCATGTCCGCGCCGGCCTTGCGCATCGTCTGCACGAAGCGTCTCTGGCCGACGACCATCAGCGCCTTGTCCGCCATCACTTGCCCTCGTATGCGGCGTGGGCGACGTTCGTGACGGCGAAACTCAGATCGTTCGTGTTCTTCGATTTGACGTCGCCGCCGATGGCGATTGGCGCGATGGTGACGTTGAAGGTCCATTGGATCTTGCCGGTCTTGTTCGGTACAAACTGGGCCGGCAGCGTCTCGCCCTTGTGGTCGAAGAGCCAGACGGCCAGACCGTCCTCGCTGAAGTCGTCGCCCACGGTGCCCTCGAACGTCCACGTGGTCGTGGTGTTCGTTTCCTCGGATCCGTCCAAGTAGGTCGTCGGGTCGTCGCTGCTGTTCGACGGGTTCAGCTGCGCCTTGGTCAGGTCGGCGCTGAAGTCCCTGCCGTTTTCGGTGTCGGTGATTTTGAAGATGCCCGGTCCGAGCGTGCGGATCTTTCCAGCCATGATTGTTTTCCTTTCCTTGTCTTATTCGGTTTCCAGGGCGTTCAATGTGACCTGGTAGGCCGCGAGCGTGCCGGCGCCGGCCAGGTTCCAGCTTGCCGGTGTGGCCTTCTGAAGGTTCAGGCCCTTGTCGGCGAGCCGGTCGAGCGCTGTGAGGATGTCATCGACTGCGGATGGCTGTGTGGCCGGCGTGCCGGCGATGACGTCCAACGTCCAGACCGGTTCTGGCGGGCCCCATGATGGCCATTCCACGGTTGGCGGTTCGATGAACACCGCGACTTTGCCGGCCGCCGGGCGGATCAGTTGGGCGTCGATGCTGACGCTGCTGACCAGTCCATCGAGCATGTCGGTGAGCGTGTTCATCAGCGCGGCGCGTTGTTCCTGGATGTTCATGCGATCACCATGCCCCCGGTGAGCACGCCGGCGGCGCGGAGTTTCGGCCAGACCGAGCGGAGCGGGTCGGTGGAGATCCTGAATGGTTCCACGGTCGAGTCGCCCACGTCCATCACGCCCAGGCGCGCGTCACGCATGTTGAACAGGTCCGCCGCGCAGGAGACGATGCAATCGGCCAGCAAATCGTCATCGACGGCGGTGGTGCCGACCGCGTGCGCGACGTATCGGCGCGCCGCCGCGAGTTTGACCGTGAGCCGTTCGTCCTCTCCGGCCGGCACTCCGACCTCGTCGCGGAGCCGTTGCAGCAGGATGTTGTCAGCGATCATCATGCCGTGGCGAACTTCACCGGAATCAGGCCGTCCGCATGGGTCGTGGCCACCGCCATGTATCCGTAGACGCTGTAGCTGTTGGTCAGGCCGGTCACGTTCCCGTCGGTCAGCTGCGCCGGGCCGCCGGACTCCCAGACGGTCACGGCGGCGGGATCGATGAAACTGGCCAATCCGGCATCGGCGTTCGGCAGCAGCACGACCGGGACGCGCATGAACGTGCCGGCCACGCCGGTCAGGTCGAAACTTCCGATGGTGTCCGACCCGTCGCCGCTGAGGTTGAAGAACCGGTCACCGGTGTCCTTGAGCTTCACCAATGCCTTGAGTACGTCTTTGGAGACCGCGAGGCGTGTCAGCGACACGTTGCGGGCGTCGGCCAGTTCGGACGCGTCGATGATGAGGGACACCCAATCGTCGATGGTCATGTTCGCCAGCTGCGGGGCGTCGATCTTGTTGGCGTCCTTGGACGCGTCGCGCTGAGCCTTGATCTCCGCATACAGATGGTCGCGCACTGCCTTCTCGGTGGCCTTCGCGTAAGCGTTCTGCAACGCGGTGATCGCGGTGTTGAGCATCGGCGTGGTGCTGCGTTCGATGGTCTGGCGGCTCAGGGTGGTGTAGCCGCCGTAGGTGTCGATGCTGGCGGTCTTGGTGCCGAAGCTGATTTTTCCGAAGGAAAGATCGGTGCCTTCCGTCTCCTGTTTGCCGACGGCGGTGGTGTCGGAGGTCACGACATGGTATTCCATGCTCATGCCGGTCGCCGGGAGCGTGTCATGAGCCAGGAGCTGGGAGACTTTGCGGCGTTCCTCGATCAGTTTGAGGTCATCGGCGATCCAGGTGGCGGTGTTGCCGGTGTCCTTGGTCGAGATCAGGTCGCGGCATTCCTTCATCACGGCCATGGCCTGCTCGTCGCCTCGCGCGAGGGCCTGCATGTATTCGCCGTGGCTCCGGTACGCCGCGCCGATGGCAGCCGGCGCCGGTTTCGCGCCCATCTTGCTGATCTCGGCCTTGATGCCGCGCTGTTCCTCCTGCATGGACTGGATCAGGTCCATCAGTTCGTTGTTGTTTTCCATGGTTTCCTTCCTGTGTTCGACGGCTGGTGCCGCTGATTTGGTCATTTTCGCGTTCTGGTAGGCCGGCCAGCTCACGATGCTGGTCTCAAGCAGCCTGACCTTGCGGCGGTGGGTGATGCCGTCGCGGTCCTTCTGCGATTCGATCGGGATGAAGCCGACCGAGAAGCTGTCGAGCACGCCGTCACGGATCAGGGTCATCGCGTCGCGGCCGCGTGCCGTGTCGCTGATCCGCGCGGTGATGCGCAGGCCGTCGTCCTTGCTTTCCGCGTTGGTGATCCGTCCGATGGTCTCGCCGTGCTCGAAGCACAGTTTCGCCTCGTCAAGCCCATCGAAAGAGCAATCGCGGTCGAAGGTCTCCGCGCCGTCCCACGTGTCGATGATGTCGCCGAACGGCACGGCGACGCCCTCCACCGTCGATGCCCCGGCGTCGTCGGCCGAGCGGAGCGTCAGCCCCTTCCAGGCGATTTCACGTTTCTCGATGTTCATTGGTCTTCTCCTTTCACGAGTGCCGGCAGCCCTTCCTTGCGCCTCACGTCATCGACGGTGAGGAAACCGGCCTCGATGGCGGTCTTGTAAGCCGTGTATCGGTCGCTCATGTTCGCGCGCTGCGAGCTGTCCCAGTCGAATTTCGCGGTCCGGCCGCGTGGCAGCAGACGGTTGAAGATCTCTTCGATCTCGCCGGTGTAGGCGGCCAGCGTGTAGTCGGCGAACTCGATCCAGGACTGTTCGATGTTGCTGTAGGTGAGGTTCGAGCCATCGACGGCGGCGAGCATGATGCTTGCCGGGATGCCGAGCAGGCGGGCGATCTGCGTGGTATCGAACTTTTGAGTCTCAAGAAACTGCAAGTCTGCTGGCTTAAGTGAGAGCGGCACGTATTCCAGGTTCTTGCCGACTACCTTGATGTCGCCGGCCTCGCCAGACGCCTTCCATGATTCCTTTGCCTGCTGCGCGGCTTCCTGTGTGATGTTCTCTGATGTGCGCAGATAGCCTTTGAGGTTCGAGCCGTCCGTGAAGAACTTCGCCTTGTAGTCGCGGGCGAGCTGCGCGGCATCGATCTCCTCGCGTGCCGCCGAGATGGGGCCGAGGCCGCGCAGTCGGCCGGGCACGTTGAGGAATTTGCTGTGCACGACGTCATCGGCGGTGTAGGCATGGCCGAGATAGGAGAACCGCAGGTCGGGGCGTGCCGGGTCGTCGCTTTCGTCGGTGACGGTCACGTATTGCGGCGGCAGCATCTCGCAGGTGACGATCTCGCCTTTCCAATCGCGCACGATGCGCGTGAAGGCGTTGCCGTCGAGCACGAGAGAGGCCACGATGTCGGCGATGAAATCACGGCGTGAACGGCTCACGTCCGGCTGCAACACCATGGGGCTCACGTCCGGCAGGTCACGGCCGCCGCGCTGTTCCACGATCGGCAGGCCGGTGATGGCGGTCTGAAGCACTTGCACGCCACGGAATACGGTTGAGAGTTGCAACGGTTCGGTTGCCGGCCCCCGTTTCGGCGGCTTGATGCCGTCCGGCATGTCCGTGCCTTCCGCGCCGCGCGTGAGCACGCGGCCGGCGAGCTTCATTCGTTTCCAAAGGTTCATGCCGCCGAGAATATGGCCGCGGTTACGTCACGGCCAAAAAAACGGTGACATTCGGTGACATTCGGTGACAAGCGGTGACAAGCGGTGACACGTCAGAAGATTTGCAGCGCGCCGTCAGATGGCAGGTGATGCGCGCCCCACGCGGCCAGCATGCATGATTCGATCGGCGAGGTCAGCCCTGTGCTGCCGCGCCGTGTGACGCGCCACGCGTCGCCGCTCCACGTCCTCGCGCAGTTGGCCGCGCTTGCGTCGAGCTCGGTATCGGCGGCGTGGCGGATCAGCTTGTTCTGCAAACCGCTGACGAATGCCTGGCCGACCGCGAGGTAGTCGGATGATTGCATGGCGACGAAGTCAATCAGTGGGTCTCCGGCTTCGTCGGTCATGGATGCGAGCCGGTCGTGCAGGTCGGCGTTGGGCCCTTTGCAGTCCATGACCAGGGGAGCGTGGTAGGTGTCGCAGATTCTCGTGATCTCGGCTGGTGCCATGCCGGTGCCGTCCAGGACTTCGAGCAGTTGCACGGTCACGGT